CCCCGGTTCCCCCTTGCCCCCTCCCCGCCCTTCGGGGAATTCTAATTCCTTACCTTTTCCCATGACAAGATTTCTTGATGAAAAACTGTTGTAATATTCCTGGGTTCCCGGTGGATAATGCTGGTAATGCTGACTACTAATAGCAGGGGTCTTTAAGTAGGTTATAATATATAATGGGGTTCGTTTCTCTCGTTGTTATATTTTTAGGAGTAAAAAATTTATGGAACGGAATTGGAAATTTGATAACCTTGAATTGTTCCTTGAACATTTAACATTGAGAGAACCTGGCGTACAAATATATAATATAACGTACTTAAAGAACCGCGCAAAACAATCTCATATGTTTTAGTCTAATGCCAACCAATTTTCTGGATAACACACATGGGTATAATAACTTTGTTGTTTGTATCTCCATTTATTATTTGATACATAAAATGGTTCTACTTTCACACAACCGTGATTTCGGTATTTTTCTCTATCCGCGTATAAAATGTCGGGAGACGAATGTATAATAAGTTGGTCATTTATATTTTTTGCATCGTCCACGTCATCATTATAGACAACCGCAACATGTCCTTGGTCAGTTTCATTATCTTTGAATCTTGCCAAAAGTAAAGTCCCTTTTGGATATTTCATTTTCATGTTAAGTTTTTCTAATCGTTTTCGTTGATGTAAATAATAAAACCATGCACCCGTCCCGCCTGGATAAGTTGTAAACAATTCTTTGTATTTTCCGCGGATGTTTCCGTGTAGTCCGGGAATACTTAAACCACATTTTCTTCGTAATAAATTTATAAATCCAGAACATACAATAGATTTGTCATTATTATTTATTTCTGATGCGGAAGGAGGAGAACTATTTTCGCACCAGAACTTATCGGTTCCGTTGAACACGTCAGAACCTTCAACATACCATCTATATGGAGTGCCAATTAATGACGTTGCGTATTCAAATATATATATTATAGGGGGAACCCCCGGTTCCCCCTTGCCCCCTCCCCACCCTTCGGGGAATTCCAATTCCTTACCTTTTCCAATGATAAGATTTCTTGATGAAAAACTGTTATCATCTTCCTGGATTCCCGATGGATAATGTTGATATATTAGATTATAACGGTCAATAGACTGGTTCATTTAAATCTGATTTTTGTGTAATAGTCTACCTTACATAAAAATCTTTCAAATTTTTATGATAATCTATCATTAGACATTAATAATAAAAAATATAATTCAATAAAAAATATTTATTATTTTTTGTGCTACAATAATAAGACATTTTTGTTTAAATTATATATTTTTAACATGACAGAAACGTCATCTTTCAAGTTCGTCCAGCAATGTCTGCCTGTATTCCCAACATGTTATTTTAGATTAAAGTTTAAAATATCATTACGATTTTTCGAGTCAGCATTATCCACCGGGAACCCAGGAATATGATAACAGTTTTTCATCAAGAAATCTTATGATTGGAAAAGGTAAGGAATTAGAATTCCCCGAAGGGCGGTAGGGGGCAAGGGGGAACCGGGGGTTCCCCCTATTTCGAGTGAGACTTAAAAATTATATAAATACTCGGTTAATAGGAGGGGTCGCAGGGGAACCTGGGTTCCCTGCTAAGTTCACTCGCCTTTTCATTGACTTGCGCCATAATATTTACACACTCATTGAGTTTTTCTACTTTCTCCATTGTTTCCTTCATCGTAACATCGCCTTTGGTATCACGCGTCACAATTCTGCGCGCAATATCAACCACTGTATTATTCACTTCAACATAAATTTGTTGAACGAGTTCGGGAATTTTGCCTAGAAGCGCGTTATATAGTTTATTCCAACTATTGTATTTGTTAGCAGCCGCACGAATCTCTTTTATATTCAAAAGAATGTAATTGTAAACACGAATTACATTCTCTGTACGTTCTGTAACTGACAAACTTGCTCTAAGTTCATCCATATAACAAGTAATTTTTCTAATAATTATTTCCAATGCGTTGTCTTTGTCGAGATGATCGACGTCAATAACACTCTCGATGACCTTTCCGCTTCGAAGCAACATATTGTATGAAGATGTTGGTGTAGGGTTAAACATCAGATTTTCAATCAATTTTTTTGGAAATTGACAGAAAAGTAGTCCCAAAAAGTTATAAACGAGAGAAAAAGCATTTAAAATTATAGTAATACATTCAACTATTACCACTTTTGCTTATATGTCATCCATAAAAGAATTAAATTTACCCATTCACGCCAATATTGTATCCAAATTACAATACTTTCAGGATATTCATAAAATTCCCAATATCATATTTCACGGTCCGTCTGGTTCCGGCAAAAAAACACTAGTTCATAATTTTATTTACTCCATTTACGGCGGCGATACTGAAAAGATTAAATCTTTTGTGATGTATGTGAACTGTGCGCACGGAAAAGGGATTAAGTTCATACGCGATGAACTAAAATTTTTTGCCAAGACACACATTCACTCCAATGGAGGTCATGTATTCAAAAGCATCGTGTTGTTGAACGCAGACAAGTTGACGATTGACGCACAATCCGCGCTGAGAAGATGTATTGAATTGTTTACCCACACCACTCGTTTTTTCATTTTGATAGAAGATAAATATAAGTTATTAAAACCTATATTGTCGCGGTTTTGCGAAATTTATGTATCCGAACCCATTTTTCAAGGAAAACCATTGAATTTGCATCAATATAACTTGAATAATACATTTCAACTCAAGGAAGTTAAGACAAAGCGTCTTGAAAATCTCAAGAGTGACTTACAAAAATACATGACGGATAAAAAAAAATACGAAACCTCCTATGAAAAATTGTTCGCTTATTCAAGTAAATTATACGAAAAGGGGTATTCTGGTTTGGACATCATTACTTTATTAGAAAATCATAACAATTTTGTTGAATTGTCTTTTGAAAAAAGGTACGAATTGTTATTCGCTTTTAATCGAGTGAAGGGGGAGTTTAGAAATGAAAAATTGCTTATGTTGTTTATATTGGAGTTTCTTTTTTTGAGTTTAGAACACACTTTAGAAAATATTTCGTTTATGTAAAATGGACGATTTTAATATGTCAAGTTTAAATCAATCCAGAAACGAATGGAGTTCAAGATTAATTACCATATTAACTCCGCTGATTATAGAAGGATTAAAAGCTATATTTGATGAAGCGCTTGCTTTGTGTAAATCCAACAACGAGATGGATAAGTATTTAATGACGTTTCAAAATTTTATTACGCGTATTCCAAAATGGAATCCCGCTATTGTAGAAAAAGAGAGACAACGCATTATTGAGAGAAGTGGGTGCGCTTACTTGGAAGACCTAATTACTTGTGTTCATATTATTCAATTGAAACTGTTGACAGCAATGCGTGTCGGGCAAAAACAGAAAAAGATTGACATTAGCATCCCCAAGTTGGACGACTTTATCCATAATGTCTATATTCATGTTGCGCGAAAAATATACACCAATGTATATTTATTTGAAATCAATATTCCACCTTTACAAGTTCAAAGACAATATCGCGAAACCGAACTCATTGTTCAAGAGTGTATATTAAATACCATCCGAGAGAGTATACCCGTTGAAACCATTTTGTTGGCGTATATGGATGAAACTGTGGAGGAGGATGTGGTGGAAGAAGTAAAGGAGGAGTTGATTGAAATGAAAAAAGAACCTGTCACGCAAATCATTGGAGAGACGTCGGCAAAAGTGGACGCACCCGTTGTGACCCAAGAACAGGAAAATAGCAACGCTTTTTCGCCGGAACCCGAACCTGCAACTGCACAAAAGGAAGACATATCCTTCCCTGAACTTTCGTTTAGCGATGTAGATTTTGTGCAAGGAGACAATAACACTGTTATACCCGTGGATGCTCCTAAAACAATTGAACGATTAGAACACATTAGTGCAATGAGAAATGAAGAGAGAAAGCGCGAAGCAGAGAACGACGACGATGAAGAAAAACTCAAAATATTTGATGACGAACCTGTTTCTCTCGATGGGTTAGATATTCAGGATTTAAATGCAGATATGTTTTCTTTTCAAGCTGAAAATTTGTTAGGAGACGTTGAAGTATTGGCGTAAAACGAACAAGTTACTATACAGCAATGTCCACTGGTATCCCAAAAATGTGTTTTTTAGAGAATCGTAAGAATTTTAAAATAAAGTTTAAAATATCATTACGATTTTTCGAGTGAGACTTAACAGTTATATAATTACTCGGTTAATAGGAGGAGGGGTCGCAGGGTAGTGTAACCAGCCCTGGGTTCCCTGCTATGAATATACGCGTAAAAAAAAGATTTAGAATCTTCTTTTTAAATGTAAATGAACAACGTATTTTTAGTTTCAGGAATTATATCCGTTGTGTTTTTTATATCCAAATTTATTGAAATGCGTTTTGTCGAAAAGGAAAACAAACCCTTGAAATTTTTGATTCGAGATTCACTGTTAGTTTATTTTAGTTGTATTTTTGGTCTTTTTGTTATAGAACAGTTGACACCAGCGATGAAAGACGTTGTGGATGGGACGGCGGAGTTAGGCGCGAGTGTTCCTTTGGCGTTTACCGACGCGCCCAATTTTTAAGGAGCAGGGAACCTAGGGCTGGTTACACTACCCTGCGACCCCTCCTATTAACCGATTATTTATATTTTTTTTAAGTCTCACCCGAAAATCGTAATGATATTTTTAACTTTATTTTGAAAATCACATTTTTTGGGATACCTGTGGAACTTGCTGCTGTGTCTATGGATTATAATGTATTTGAAGACCTAGGTCTACCGCGTTTAGGTCTTTATACATAACACCACAAGGTTGAGAAGTAATTGGATAGTGGACCGCTGTTGCCTGATTCGCAGAAGGTTCCATTATCCAACCGCGGCAAAATTCAAATGTGGGCGTTTTTTCCGAGGTTTCAGCAATCCACCCATATGTAGTTTCATTATTATGTTCTTGTATATAATCATCCATTACATACAAGAAGAACCGCAATGATTTACCTTTTTTTCCAATATAAAAGGATTGACCAAAACTTACAAATAGTCTCTCCTCATTTTCATTCCTACACGCAACGGAAATAGAATACGGGCGGTTGTTTATCTTTTTTTGCAACATTTTACTCAACTTTTGGAATTGTCGCGTTGATAACATTTTGAAAAAACTTTTGTCACTTGATTGTTTTAATAATATTTAAAAGTATTTAAAGAATCAATTTTTTTCATCGACCCGTCCAAACTTTTACAACTGGTATTTTTGTGGAGTTTTGCTTCTTGTATTCCTCATAAGTATAACCCCAAGGACAATAATGTGAGATACTTCCCAATAATGAAGGGAGACGATTCAATAAAGGAAATTCGAGTGCAAACAATATGCCCATTATTCTCTCTAAACAACAACGATCGGACCTGTTTTGAATTGTGGATATCATGTTGAATAAGTTGTATTTGTCTTGAAGTTTCGTTAAAAATGCGTGATGAATCATACTTTGAACGCCAAAACAACCCTTCCAATTTTGATTATTGAAAGATAATATTTCATATTTGTTTTTGTCATGTAACATTTGCTGAATAATATAATTATTTTTCATAACGCGAACAATTCTTAATGAGTTTTGTAAATTTTCTCTCTTTTCATTTTCAAAATGCCATAAAGGAAGAACTGGGAGATTAATTTTGTTAAAGTTTATTTTTTTTTGAATAAAGACACTATCGTGAATTATGATTGCTTTGTCAAAATAATGATTTTTATAAAAATAATAGTAAGGTAAAAGTTCGCCTCGTTTGGGAAACTCGGATTGAACGTATTCTACATTTTTATATTCGTATTCCTCTTTTAAAAACTGCGGGTCACTATTGTCATCAATCACTACTATTTTTGTTGTGGTGTATGGATAAAATCGGCGAATACAACGAATGCATTCATTCCAATATTTATTTGTGGTTTCGGAGTTGACATGTCTTGTTATAATAAAACCAAAGGTCATTGTTATATTATAAATATATTATTAGTGGATTCGGTGGGCATTTCTTACTTCAATTATGTTCTCTGTTACAACGCAAAAAATACGATTTAATCTCTTCTACAAAAAAAATTAAAAATAACCATTAAAATGTTGTTGCGCATTTTTGAGTGAGACTTAACTTTATAAAAGAGTATGGTTTACAGGAGGGGGTAGCAGGAGGGGTCGCAGGGTCGGAGGTAGCTGCGCGGTCCTGGGTTCCCTGCCCTAAAATGTCTCGACGAAAGAGGGAATTTCGTCAATGTTCATGAGTCTTGGCATATCTTGTTTGGCAACATCTTTTTTACTCATTTTGAATGCGGAAAACTCCTTTCGCTTCAACTGCGCTTCAGGGCGATGATTGTGAACACAACGAGCAATCATTTTATATAATTTAAAGTCTTCATATCTCTCGTCACCATTGTTTTTATATAAAATGTTGACGCCGTTATCATCTAAACACCATTCAACAATAATTCGGACAACGGGTTTACATTTTTCCAAATTCACAATATCATCCAAGTCATCTACTAAAAAGTCAAAAATGGAACAGGCCAAACGGCATAAATCAAAACTAAAATTGGGTTCTAACCGGGGTTTTTTCTCGTTAAAAAAAGGTTCGGAGTTATATTGACCCGAAGCGTCGCCACCTTTTTCAAAACTATCACTACAAAAAGTAGAACCATTATATTTATAAATCCCCCTTCCAAAATCGATAATTTTGAATATTCTTCCAAAGGTGGGAACTTTATAATAGGTTTTGTTATAACAATAGTATAAAAATTTTTGTTTTGTTTCAACATACATTACATTATTGGTGTGTAAATCGTTATGCGTGAGAGAAAACGCCTTTTGATAAGTAATTAATGTCATGATTATTTGCATTAGAGCGGACAGCCATTCCTCTTGTGACAAATCATTATTCAAAATTAAATTGTCAAAGGTGTCAACGCATTGTTCCATACAGATGACTTGTACGGGAAATTTGGGAAAGGTTGCGTATACGGTTTCTGGTTCGGATGGTTCAGAATATTCTTCATCACCATCTTCTTCATCTTCTTCTTCATCATCGCCATTTTCATCACAACTGTCTTCATCGCCATCTTCATCGTCATTAACATTGTTGTCGTCGTCATCATCCAACTCTCCTTCTTCGTCACCCAAAGATGTATGAGAACTTCGCGAAGAACACGTAGAAGACGACTTTAAACTCAAACGCATATTGGAGTTGTTTGTTTCTTCTACGTCCATATTGCTTGTAATATCTAATGGTTCTAACGCATTACTTGATTGCTCGGTGTCTTCTTCATTGCCGACTCCATCTACGAAGAGTCCTTCATAAAGGTCATCGCGAATAGAAGAAATAGACAAGTTTTTTGATTTTATGGAGTCGGAGTTGAGAATTGTCAAAGGAGGCAGATTTTTCATGGATGTGGTTGATGCGTCCAAGTCTGGGTGGTTCAATAAATGATCGTATTCTTCAACTTCAAATAACACATTTTTATTTTTATTGAAAAAATCGGACTTGCATAAATAATCTAAATCATCTGCCACGTTAAGTTTAAAGTTATTTTTAATTCCCAAAAAAGAACCATAATAATCTACACCGTGAAAAAATCCGTAATTTTGTAATAAGGAAGAAGATAGAAACGAAAAAAAACCGTCAATGTACGCCGAGTTGTTTTCATTCAAAGATTTAGGATGTACGTCGGTTTCTTTTGAGGTGAACGATGGAAGAGTAAAAATTTTCTCATCGTTCATGTCGTATTTTCCAATTAAAAACTTGAAGGGGTCAATGAGTGGGGCTAGTTTAAAAAATACAGGTTTTTCCATAATTAATTCAGTGTCGGTTCTACTTTTAATAATGCATGTATGTTTGTTGTCATTGTTTGGCGATGACTCGCGAACTCCGGCAATGTAAAAACGGTGATTCAAATTGACTGCGTTATAATTTGTCTCATTTAAAGAAAAAAAACGGTTATATATGGGTATGTAGTTTTGTATAGTAGAGAAAGAAATAGTTGGGTCATTCAACAATTGTTTGAAAAACTCTTGGTTTTTACGTTTGTGGTAATTTACTCTAAATTCCATTTTGTATTTTAGTGATTTCAAATATAAATAATACTAAATTTTAACTTATTTAGAAGGGTGTTCGACTTTTGAATAGGGTGTTCGACTTTTGAATATGTCTTCCCTAAAAGTCGTTGTCTTTTAAAGGTCATTGCGTCGCGTTTGCGTATGATTTCTGCGTATAAAATCTATCTATAAAAATAAATGACATTAGAGTTGAAAAAATTTGACATGAAATCCATTAGTTTCAAACCAAATGAATCCAAAGGACCTGTGGTGGTTCTCATTGGAAGAAGAGACACGGGTAAAAGTTTTTTAGTGAGAGACTTGCTTTATTATCATCAAGATATTCCCATTGGAGTCGTCATATCTGGCACAGAAGAAGGTAATGGGTTTTACGGAAAATTGGTGCCGAAGTTGTTTATTCACAATGAATATAACACTGCTATTATAGAAAATATATTGAAGCGACAAAAGTCAGTGTTGAAGCAGATTAAAAAGGAGATAGAAGCGTTCAAGAAAAGTACAATTGACCCTCGCGCGTTTGTTATTTTGGATGATTGTTTATACGATTCGTCCTGGTCACGTGATAAGATGATGAGACTTTTATTTATGAACGGGAGACACTGGAAGATCATGTTAATCATCACAATGCAATTTCCTTTGGGCATTCCTCCCAACCTGAGAACCAATATAGATTATGTTTTTATTTTGCGAGAACCTTACATAGCCAATCGCAAACGAATTTATGAGAATTATGCGGGCATGTTTCCAACATTTGAGTCGTTCAGTCAAGTCATGGACCAGTGCACGGAAAATTATGAGTGTCTCGTCATCAATAACAACTCCAAGTCTAACAAATTATACGACCAGGTGTTTTGGTATAAGGCAGATAGTCACAATGACTTCAAGTTAGGCAGTAAAGAATTCTGGGAACTCTCAAAAGGTATCAACTCTGACGATGAAGACGAGAAATATGACCCCAGTAATGCGAAAAAACGCGGAGCGGGACCCAAAATCAAAGTTCAAAAGGAGGGAAAGTCAAAAGGTGAAGCAAAATGGTAAGAGTTTGTCGCTTTTTAATATAGAAAGCGAGTTTTAGGTAACAGAAACTCGCTTTTTAATATAAAAAGCGAGTTTTTGGGCAACAAATATGAATAAATATAAAAATAACCAAAATGGAAAAAACATTTTCAAAAAAATTGTTTCTTTATTTGAAGACAATTTAACATAACATATAACACAAAACAACGCATGGGAGAGTTTGTACACAGTTTAGACGAGTTATCGCACTTGACAACTAAAAAGTGTCGTTTAACAACTCATCTTACAAAAAATTATAAGGAAAACATACATTACATTGTTAAAAAGGATGAATTGAAAAATGTTAAAAAACACGGAGGTCAAAATAAAATAGATTATCTTCTTACAAAAGACGCATTTGAGTTATTAAAAAACTCTTATAATTTGAGAAATAGATATATTGTAAACTTGTCAGAAAACGCAACACATGTGAACGCATTTGCGATGTGTATTGAAAACCAAACTATAGGTTTCATTCAAAACGCTTATAGTAAATTGTTTAATGTAAAACGACAGTTTATTATTGGAAAGTATAGAGTTGATTTATATTTTATAGATTATAAGTTAGTAATTGAATGCGACGAAAACAACCATGTAGATAGAGACGCAACGCGAGAAAAAACGAGGGAAGAATACTTGTTATCATTGGGAAATCAAATTATTAGATACAACCCGAACGATAAGTTATTTGATTTGTCAAACGTTTTAAGTGACATAAACGCCGTTTTATTTTCAGAAAAAAAATGAGGTCGCTTTATATTTTTAAAAATCCCTAAGTTTCTTTCTCATCCATTATTTTCAACAATGTGTCAAAAAATGCATCAGTATAATCGTTGTGTTGAAATGCTGTATCGTGTCCTCCATCCACGTACACCACTTGATTAAACTTTTCTAATATAGACAATGGAATTGTCGTGGAGTCTTCTTCTTTTGAATAAATAATAAAAAGAAGAGGGTACTCATTCAACGTTTTTATAAGAATCGGTTCTTCCAAGAAAAATCCATATTTTTTTTTATAAATTTGATGAATTTGTTTTAAATTTACCCAACTACAATTGAATTTAACGCTATTATAAACAAAATAAGTCGGAAGAGTTAAATATTTCATAAAATTCCATTTTAAATATTTTTTATGTAACTGTTGAGGAACTAAAAAAGGAGCAATCAATATAATTTTGGTTTTCGTTTTTTCATAAAAAAATGGATTTAACTGTAAATACTTGGTGAATAAACACCCTCCCATAGAGTGCGCCAAAATTAAATTGTAAGTGTACGTGTTAATATGAGAACACAGTTTTTCAAAGACATTTTTAATGTGTTCATTTGTTCCGTAATTGAAAAAAACAATGTCATGTTTTATGTTTTTTTCAAAATTTTTATATTTGTCTGGACTATTCTTATTGTTTAAATCTGTATCAAAACCACGAATAAACAAAATTTTCATATTGTATTATTTAAATACTTTTTTAGTAACAAAATTTTTGATTACAACAAATAACTATCAATAATACTTAATATTTCACATGGTAATTTATTATTGTCGCCAATAATATCGTCCAATGTTATTGTGTGAGTTATCCAATTCAATGGCATGGAATACCTGAATGATTTGTCTATCTGACACCCCAAATCCGCATATTGAGTTACAACAAGAGTTCTGTTTTTTATGATTTCAATAAAGTTGGCGCGAAACATTTTTGTTTGATTGTTTTTATTTTTTGTGAAATAAAAACAACGATCTCCACTTCGCAATTTTGTTGTTATTTCTTTGTTCATTTTAGGGGGAACCCCCGGACTGCGTTGCTGACCCTTGCCCCCTCCCCGCCCTTCGGGGAATTCTAATTCCTTACCTTTTCCCATCATAAGATTTCTTGATGAAAAACTGTTATCATTTTCCTGGGTTCCAGGTGGATAATACTGATTCATTTTTATAAATTTACATTAAAATAAACGTAAATGTATAAAATCAATTTTTTGTTGTAGGTGTGGTTTTATGTTTTGTGGGTAAAATAAATTACAAGGTCTTAATTAGTATAATCTGGTCCTCCGCGCCATCCGTACATTGATGACCAAAGTTTTTCAATAAAAAATATCCCTCTTTCATTTGTGCGACTATTTTTTCCTCCGTGACATCGCGCCAGTCATACACCATATTGGGATAAATAGGGTGGTCGGGACCTGCTCCACAAACACCTGTGTTTCCAAGTAATCTACAATCATCAATAATAATAATGTCGTCGAATTTTCTCTCTTTAAGAATGGCAAGTTCATACAAGAGAGGGGTTTCTTCTTCTCCAAACTCAGTTTGTCCTCCGGAATAATGCGCGTCCAAATAAATCGTGACAGGTTCTTGTATGGTTTCTAATAACATAGGCAAAACCTGTTTTGAGTCGCCGTGATACATCTTTACGTGAGGATGGTCTTTAAATTGTTCTACATTATAATTATACCATTTTTCAGAGAGTTCAATGGAATGAATGTTTTCATAATTGTTTAATACACTTGAAATTCCATGTCCTAAAAACGTTCCGGTTTCAATATAATGACGAGTTTTTTGAGTTCCTGTTCTCTCATAAATAATGTCAAGGATGTTTGGCATGTATAGTATTTTCGTATTGAAAAAAACGCTCACTGTTACGCGTCATTTCGCAGCAATTTCATAATCACATCAAATAGTTTTTCAGAATGTTCTACTTCTAAAAAACATGTGTGTTTTCCGCCAATTGTAGTGCATCGTTCAAATTTAGTTAATGTTTCTTGTGGAATGACAGTCACTTGTTCGTCTTCGTTATAAATAATATGACAATTGCTATGATTATTTAATAAATTCGTTAACTCATCCTGATCGTGTATCATAAACTGATATGCGGTTTTAATTTGTTTCAACGGAATCCATTTAAAGGAATCATTCCATAAGTTCCCAATTTTAAACAATTTACAGTTAGGTATCATTAACGCTTTCGGTAGATAACCATATTGTAAAAAAGGAATATGCGCAATAAACTTAATATATGGGTCTTTACAAAGAAAGGGTGCTATTAGAATAAGTTTGCGGTCAAATTCTGGATGTTCGTTTATATATTTTGTCATTAAACAACACCCCATGGAGTGCGCCATTACAACGTCATATTTATATTTGGTTTGACTTCGAAGTTTTGCACTAGTTTTTTTTGTTTCCAATTCCACTACTAAACGTTCATAAACGGCGTTCAAATCTTCGTCATTATTGTATTCAAAATAATCCAATTTGTAATTGGATAATTTAAAAAATATGTCAAAGTATACATAGACGTTGTGTCCGTTAAAGTCTTTTTTAGATACATTAAAACCTTTCACAAATAAAATTCGCTTCATATTATTTTGTTATATACTTTTTATAACAAAATATTTACGGAAGGGAACCGGGGCTGGTTACACTACCCTACGACCCCTCCTTACGATTGAGTATTTCTACAAAGTTTATGTAACCCGAACTAAATAATAATAATAAAAAATTCATTCTAAACTTATTACGATGCGTGTGAAATGCCATTTTTTTTGGGATATCCGCGGTTTACTCCTTCTTCGTAGCAAAAGGACCGCTCACCAATTCACTTTGTCCGTTATCCGTTTTTCCAACCACAATGTTTTCGCCTTCAAATAACTCCGCGCGAATGTCAGCCGCGGATATTTCCTCGTTTGATCGCGTCAAGTTTTGTTCCTGAGTATTCGCATTGACTCCAATCAAGTTACCATGCTCGTCTATATTCTGAGTTAGTGTTGCGCCCGTTTTTTCGGCAACCTTAATATTTTCTTCAATCGCCTTTTTCTTACTTTCCTTCACACGCTGTTCGAAGGCAGTTTTGGCAAAAGACTCGTTCTTTGTCTTTTCCTGCATAAGTTGATTCAACTCGTCTTCCATATATTCCACACGACCCGTTTTATACGCTTCTGGTTCCCAGGGCATCCAAAGACCAACCGGTCCCACAAACACATCATGGTTCGGGTCAAGTTCGCGCAACATTTTGCATCGTAGTTCGGCCTCTTCCATAGTAGGATAAACGCCACGAATCTTGATTCCCCGGGTAGAAGTCTGGAAATTATGCTCTATATTGAAAGCGTTCTCCAATTCTTGTTCGTTTTGGTCTAAAAATGTTTTAAACTCGTCTTCAATATTCAATTCACGCAACGCAGACTGTTCTTCCTTTACAAACTCCTGAAAGTCCTTGGTAATGTCTTCAAAGTTAATCTTGTATTTAAAAGACATGAAATTCAAAAACTGAATGAACTTTTCCATACTCTTTGAGAAATTCCATTTCTTTAGGAATTCTTGAAAGAAAAAAACTTCCTTCTGCTTCACAATTTTTTCAGGAGAAACAAATGAAACGCATACAAATTTTTGTCCAGCAATTGGTTTGTCTTCCTCCAACAAGTCCACATACTTGGGATTAGGTTGACCATTTGCTAACAATTTATTTTCATACTTTTGATTTTGATTTTGTTCTTCTTGGTGACGACCACTCGTTCTGTTATTTTTTTGCGATTTTCCCGATTTCATTATTTATAAACAATATTTATTTAATTTTAAGTGTTTTATCGCATATATTATTTTTTTCTACTGATTTAATATAAAACATGTTTGACGTTATGGAACTTGTGAAACGAATCATTAAATATTTAGTAGAAGGAATTATGGTCGCCATCGCGGCTTACGCAATTCCTAAACGTTCGCTCAATTTGGAGGAAATTGTGCTGCTAGCATTAACGGCTGCTGCCACATTTAGCATTTTGGATACGTATATCCCCACCATTGGAGTGACGGCGCGTTCGGGTGCTGGATTTGGAATTGGTGCCAACTTGGTAGGATTCCCAGGCGGTCTCTAAGTCATAACTTATAATATATTTACTCCATGAATCATGATAATATTGTTCTCTTTATAGCACAATATTATCGCATTTTCTTGTTCGGTTCCTGTTCGAACTATACAGTAGCGATGAATTCCCAGTCCAGTTCTTCGCAAATTTTCTTCCATATCGTATCTTGTTCTATCAGTTTCTCTCGGTCTTTCAACATGGGAATTTCAGGAAGATAATGTTTTTCCGACAACAATTCAAACAACTTATACAACACATAATAATAATGTAAAAAATTCACGCGATAATCAGGGCAGTGTTTGGCGTAAGGATATTGTATTTCCATAAAGAAATTACACAAGGTTTCTTCTAATTCTTGAGAGATAATTGGCGGGTCAATTCCCAACTTGCTTTTAATGAAATTAATGTGTTCGTAATATTTGTTATATCCAAGTTTCTTCAAGAGCCCCTTGGTTTCATAATAGGTCAATTTAGAACATTCAATTCTCTCTTTTTTAATTTGCTGTTTCAGACTTTCAATTACTTCTGCCGGTATTTGCGTTGTTTCTTTGCCTTGAAACTGCGCCAAAATTTCCTTGAAATGGTTGATTTTTTTATATGCGTAAAAGCAGACCTCCTTGGGAGGTTCCTTGTAGGAGGGTTTTTCGTTTTCAATCAAATATGGCACATTTTTGAAACAAACATTGCAAATCAAAACGCCTTCGTCGTCAACGGGTATAAGTTCACCCTTAAAACAACTACGACATATATCAGTGGAATGGACGAACGCATTGATATCAAGAAAAGATTCATCAATATTGCTCAAGTATTGTTGGAAAATATTGTTATTTGTTTGTTCTATAATGGCACCAACATCGTCTTTGTTTTTTTTGAAGAAGGCGTCCAAGAGTTTAGTTTTTTTTGTTGTTGTTTCTCCGTTTGAGATATTTTTTTTGTTTTCAAAATAATCAAACAAAAACTTTGAGTTATCTAAGAAATATTCCTTCTTCTTCTTTTTCAAAATACTTATTTCATTTTTGATTTCATTTAGGCGGTCGATATAATCTAAAACTTGTTCTTGTGTAAGTGTTGGTTCTTCTTGATTTGTGTGTAGTAATGAGCGTATAGATTCTCTCTCTTCTCTCAATCTAGGGATGTTATCTTCTTCATCTCGGTTGAATTCACTCATCATTTCCTTGTGTTTACCATCGAGTGTTGTAGTTTTCTTCTTATTTACCTTAATTTTTTTGGTAGTTTTAGGTTTAAAGGATGGCATAATTTTATCGTAAATATTTTTATAAAATATTATATCTATTATTGTTTAATCTCTTTTCGGGAATAATACATTTTTAGGGGGAACCAGGGGTTCCCCCTTGCCCCCTCCCCGCCCTTCGGGGAATTCTAATTCCTTACCTTTTCCCAGGATAAGATTTCTTGATGAAAAACTGTTATAATTTTCCTGGGTTCCCGGTGGATAATGCTGTACATTTTAGAAAGGGTTGCTACGCAGCCCAGGTTCCCTTTTGAGAGAAACTGTAGCAGCAATGTCCACCGATATCCCAAAATTATGATTTTTAGAGAATCATAATAATTTTTAGAATAAAGTTTAAAATATCATTACGATTTTCGAGTGAGACTTAAAAATTATTTAAATACTCGGTTCACAGGAGGGGTCGCAGGGGAACCTTGGTTCCCTGCTAAACTGTAGGCGGAGTTTGCGAAAATGCGTTCAAATCCCGAAATTCAACAAACATAAACAACACCATGGTCTTGTGCGAAAGAGGACACATTAAGTTTTCTGTTATTTTAGTAAAATGGAAATACAAATTAACATTGAAAAAAACGGGTCTTCGAAACACGATTTGACAATAGAACAAATAACTTTTCAAAAAATGTTATTTTTATACAACGCAATAAACGATGGATGGAGTGTAAAAAAAACAAATGACTCATATGTATTTAAAAAAAATCATGAAGGAAAGCAAGAGGTGTTTTTAGACTCTTATTTACACCAATTTATGAAAGACGGGTTTGACATCAATGGTTTGTTACGATAACTAGTGACAACAATCATTATATATCGTATTTGTTGTAAATTCCGTCATTTTTTTTGAAAGAATTAAATTAGAAACTCAAAATTTTTTATCTTTAGCAATAATATAAATATAAAATGGGAGGAGGTCTAATGCAACTCGTCGCTTATGGCGCACAAGATGTTTATCTTACAGGTAATCCCCAGATTACATTCTGGAAAGTTACCTACCGCAGGTATACTAACTTTGCTATTGAATCCATTGAACAAACCTTCAACGGACAGGCCGATTTCGGTCGCCGTGTTACATGCATTATCAGTCGTAATGGTGATCTTGCATACAGAACTTATTTACAGGTTACACTTCCTGAAATCAACCAATACATGGGCAACACCGCCAGTCTTTCCACTGGAACCGGAGGTGTGTATGCTCGTTGGTTAGATTTCCCTGGCGAACAATTGATCGCCCAGGTTGAGGTCGAAATCGGAGGTCAGCGCATTGACCGCCAATATGGTGACTGGATGCATATCTGGAACCAACTTACCATGACTGCTGAACAACAACGTGGATACTTCAAGATGATTGGTAACACCACCCAACTTACCTTCATCACCGATCCCTCTTTCGCCGACATTGACGGACCTTGTGACTCCACTGCTCCTCGCCAGGTTTGCGCTCCCCGTAACGCACTTCCTGAGACCACCCTTTACATCCCCCTTCAATTCTGGTTTTGCACCAACCCCGGTCTCGCTCTTCCCTTGATTGCTCTTCAATACCACGAGGTCAAGATTAACCTTGACTTGAGACCTATTGATGAGTGTCTTTGGGCCGTCACTTCCCTTACCTGCAACTCAGGTGCTCCCGGAAACAACAAGACCCAATACAACATTGGAACCACTGTCAGCGCCACCATTGCCTACAACCAATCTTTGGTTGCTGCATCCCTTTACGTTGACTACGTCTTCTTGGATACCGACGAGCGCCGTCGTTTCGCCCAAAACCCTCACGAGTACTTGATTTCTCAACTTCAATTCACCGGTGATGAATCGGTTGGTTCGTCATCCAACAAGATTAAGTTGAACTTCAACCACCCCGTGAAGGAACTTATCTGGGTTGTCCAACCCGACCAGAACGTGGACTACTGCTCGTCTCTTCTTTGCGACGCTTTACTCTTCAAGGTTCTTGGCGCCCAACCCTTCAACTACACGGATGCCATTGACGCTCTTCCCAACGCAGTCCACGCCTTCGGTGGACCCAACGAAGTCAGCGCTGGAAACTACATTGATACCCGCGGTCTTTTCGAGGACGCTGGTGCCATGGATGTCACCTTCTCTGGTCTTTCTGGATACTGGACTGGAAACGAGGCCAACCTTGGTGGACCCAATGTTGGAATTAACCCCAACCAAGACATCAACGCCGGACTTGCCGCCCTTGGTCTTTCCAGTCAGAACGACCTCACTGGTGCTTACACCAACGGCGTCTACAACGCCAACCACAACCAAGGTTCCTCGGTTTCGGACGCCGGAACTTTCGTGTTGTCGGAGACCTCTTTGGACATGCACTGTTGGGGACAGAATCCCGTTGTGGTTGCCAAACTCCAATTGAACGGTCAAGACCGTTTCTCGGAGCGAGAAGGTTCCTACTTCTCTTGGGTTCAACCCTACCAATCCCACACTAGATGCCCTGATGAGGGTATCAACGTGTACAGTTTTGCACTAAGGCCTGAAGAACATCAGCCTAGCGGGACGTGCAACTTTTCGCGAATTGATAACGCAACCTTACAACTTGTGCTCTCCAACGCCACCGTTGAAGGCACAAAAACCGCCAAGGTTCGCGTCTACGCTACAAACTACAACGTGTTGAGAATTATGTCGGGCATTCCAATTGGATTGTATAATATATTATACACATTCTCCTGTGCCCAACAGTTGGCTGCCATACTAGATATTTGCTTCCTAGTATGGATAAACAGTGTAAAGCAAATATGTGAATCAAAGGAATTCGCATTATATAACCAGCTAGTCTCTTATTGACTATCTTGTCAAAAGGAGGCGACATTTCTAAATTGCGGGAACATCCTTAGAGCCTTTTCTACTACTTTGTTGTGTGAAAACACTTCAAATACCCGGGGTAATGACCTAGGGCATAGTAATAACGAAAAGGATTGGAAAATCCGCAGCCAAGCTCCTACGTGCGCCAATGCAAGCATATGGAGAAGGTTCAGAGACTATAATGGAATGGGTCTGAGAAAGCTAGCAACTTTCAATGAAGACTTAAGGGATAGTCCAGTTTATTAATGAAAATTAATAAAAGTGCTAACAACGGGGAGGGTTAGCGTATAGTAATTAAAGTAGACGAGATTTATTATTGCTTTACTTTTATATAGTTGTTTTAAACTAATTGAATAGATCCATATTATAAAGATTATAATATGAATAATGTTGGTGTTGACATCTCTAGTAAATTCAAGGCAAAAGTATTTTGTTTTTAAAAATGTGGGAATGATTAAATCTTAACAAAATAATTCGCGAAAATTATGACATTCATGAACAGTTAGGGATTCTTTATAAAAAAATTAAAGAAAAATACGAAAATGAAACAATATTTTACCTTTTTGTTTTTAAAACTAAAAAACAAACACGAAATTGTGCGTTTTGCTTTCCCATACGGGAAAGTTAGTTAAAAACACATACTATGGTATCAAAAAAATTATTTTAAGTGATTATTTTTTCATAAAGAAATTTTAACTTATTTAACAAAACAACAATATATGTATAATATTGAAAATAAAATTACCATAGATATTCAACAATGTCAATCGGTATCCCAAAAATGTAATTTTTATAGAATCATAAGAATTTTTAAAATAAAGTTTAAAATATTATTATGATTTTTTGAGTGAGACTTAAAAATTATATAAATGATCGATTAACAGGAGGGGTCGCAGGGGAACCTGGGTTCCCTGCTAATAGACATTATTAAAAATATTAAACGCTCATTAACGAGCAATAAACCAATAATATATCAAAAAGAGTTAACGGAAAACAGATATCAATATTATTGTTACCTTGTAACAAAGTATTCTGAAATTTTTTCAAAAAAAACAAGTTAAATAATAGTTAACAATAATAAGATGAATCCCCACAAAAAAGAACACATTCAACAAAAACAATTAAGACGAGAGAAAAAACGAACAGAAAAGCGGTCTACGACAGCGGATGAAGTTATTTTTACATTTGAAAAAGTTTTAGAAAACTGGAAAATAACCAAAATTTACAACACAATTATTCAAATGAACCCGCAGTCTAAAACCGACAAAAATTCCATTGAAAAAATCGCAACGGGAAACTGTAAGGTCTATGAAACTGAATTGTCGAAAGAACGATATAACTATTACGTAGAATTGCGAAACCAGGTTTACGCTCATTTGAATAAATGCAAAAAAACAACGGTATAACAAAAAATATTGTTCCAATATATGAACGCGTCACTAGGTTTAGAATATCGTCCAAAAATTATCACAATTGCGTTGAATTGTCATGGAAGTGAATATAATTTATCCGATTATGAATTACAAAACAGATTGCAAACACAAATGGGACTCGACACAGAAACAATACAAACTATCAAAGACAACGTTCGTATTTTGTCCTTGGTTGGCGAAAATGGATCGGTTGCCATGGGTGACAGAGCAAGTTGCACCGAAAAACAAGACATTGAAAGTTATCTTGAAATCGCAAGTAGATATTTTTATCCAGAGGGTGAAACATCTACTACTCCGACTTATGAAATATTGCACCATTTAGCAGAAGAATACAAATCTGTTTACGAAACCACTGTTATGAGAGAATATGAGATGGTTGAAGACGTTAATGACTTGTCAGATTTTGAACGCATTATACGTTCGTTAAATTACGGAGACAGTCTTCAACTGATTGGTTCAACTTATGATAAACATTACAATTTTTCAGACACGAGTCGTGAATTTAAATTATTTGGATTACATTTAGTCAATATTCGTAACTATCCAGAGTTTGAAACCGAAATTTCTATTGTTCCAATCCTTGACGAAAGAAAGAATTATAGAGCCAATTTATTGAATGGAGAAAAAAAACAAAAAATGTTGGGTTTTGCGGATGAATTCATTCGTGAAAAGGTAGAACAACTGCTGAATAAAATATTAATTGAAAAAGACGTTTTTTTAAGTGAAATAATAACGCTTTTTCACCTTTTAGGGTTTGACGTTATTAATATCATTGACCTGTCTTGTCGTTCAAATTGGTTTGGTGAAAAAGTAGATGGAAGAATTAATTCGAGAGAAATAAATGTTCGAGACCGTGAAAACGCCGAAAGACACAACCATGCGTTTGGAAAACCTGTTACAAAAAGAAAAAAAACAGAGAAAAACAAAAAGAAAAAACAAAGACGAAGACGAAGACGAATTACAAAACGGCGACGTAAAATAGGGGGTTCCTCCTATAAAAATTAAAATGACTTTCCAAAATCAAAAATTTTTAACTTTATTGTTTCTAGACATATAACATAACAAGAATGCGGTTATACCTATTTGCCTTGTTTGCATTTCTTTTTTCTATGAAAACTGTCGCTAGCGACACCAAAAAAGATACAACCAAATACCCTCAACTCGATGACAAAAAAGGAGAGAAACATCCTGACCACGATTATGACCGCGACCCCGAAGGAGCAGAAGCAAGAGCAACAGCAGAAGCAAGAGCAGCAGAAGCAAAAGCAAAAGCAAAAGCAGCAGCAAAAGCGAAAGCAGAAGCAGAAAAAGCAAAATCAGAAAAAGACGCACCAGCAGCAAAAAAAGGAGCAGTATCAGTAGCAGACGACCCCGACCGTAACCTTCATCCAAATCAAGATATTAAACGTAGGGGGAACCCCCGGTTCCCCCTTGCCCCCTCCCCGCCCTTCGGGGAATTCTAATTCCTTACCTTTTCCCATGACAAGATTTCTTGATGAAAAACTGTTGTAATATTCCTGGGTTCCCGGT